CCAGACCCAACTCGCCGCAGATATTACCGTCCTGTCCCAGGCATTAGAGGTTGATCAACTCCGCAAGGCTCAAGGCCGCGTCGGACTACTGAACACCATGCTGACCCTGTTGGATAAGGCCCCGGACGCTGTAAAGCGTTAAAAAACGAAACCCCAAAGCGCGCTAACGCAGAGGGGCTTCTGATCACTGACGTTGTTGAGGAACGCTATGACTGCTCGAATTCTACCTATTCCTGGTATTTATTGCATAACTTGCTATGCTAATGGGGCCAGATATATTGGGTCATCCAAAAAAGTGTCTCACCGGTGGAACAAGCACCGCAGGGAGCTTATGCTTGGGATCCACCAGAATTCCATCCTCCAGCGGACCTGGGACAAGTATGGTCCAGACAGTTTTGCCTTTGAACTTATCGAGCCTGTTGCAGACCCGCAGGCTCTGGTAGCACGGGAGCAGCATTGGCTGGATACCTCAGCGCCGGAGATGAACCTCTTGGCTACCGCATACAGTTGCATTGGGCGCCAAGCTACAGAAGCCCAGAAATCCGCAGCCCGTGCAGCTCAGCTAGGTAAACCGAAGGCTGCTTCCACCCGACAAAAAATATCTGAGACCCTTACTGGCCGACCTACCTCCGAGGCGGCGAGGCTGGCTAGGTTAAACAGCCCGTTAGTCAAGGCCCACATGGACCGCATACACGCAGCCAAACTTGGTGTGCCCCGTCCCCCAGAAGCTATGAGAAAGCTGGCGATTACATTCCACCGTAAACGCCTGGCCGCTTTGGCTTCCGGCAGAACCCCCGGTATTCGGTACTACCCATCTGGCAATGGGGGCCGGTGGACCGTCGTGGTTCAGAATAGGTTTCTAGGGTCGAGAGACAACTTAATAGACGCCGCCGCACTGTATGTAAACGCGATATACAAAATACTTGCTAACGCGTTAGCAGATGTGGTATAAACCGATATATGGACAAGCCTGTGGGCCCCAACCGTTTTCGCGCTGCGTAAGCAGCTTTATTAACCTGACAAACCGCTACGCGGAACAGGAGATGTTTTTATGGCGCTACCCGCCCAAGTTCAGGCTGCCCTTGAGGCAGCAGATGCCACTCTTGCAGAGGCCAACGCATCAAATGCGCCCTCCGTCCCGGATGTATTTTCGGAGCCTATAGACCCTGGCACAACTGCACCTGCGCAGCCCGCGCCGCCGCCAGAACCGGTGGTAGTAGAGCAGACACCTGCGCCAGCTAAGGTGCACGATGAGTGGGAGGCCCGGTACAAGACGCTACAGGGCCTTTTTAACAAAACCGTGCCTGAGCTACAAGGCCAGGTTAAGGAACTTCAGGGTAGCTTGTCCGAAGCCGTTCAGCGGCTTAACCGGGCCAGCTCAGAGAAGGAGGATGCCGCTGCCACGGTTCAGGCGTCAACCAAGGATGTCGATAACTTCGGCAGCGACTTGGTGGATATGGTGAATCGCGTAGCGACTGCCGCCACTGGTGGCACCGCTCGTATGTTGGAAGCTAAGACAGCCGCGCTCGAAGCGCGTATTGCCGAGATGGCAGAGCAGTTGAAGGGCACCTCGTCCCAGATTGCTGTGACAGCGGAGCAGACGTTCTTCGACAAGTTGTCTCGGATCCTCCCGGACTGGGAACAGACAAACGCTAACGAGAACTTCAGGGCTTGGTTAGCAGAGGCTGATCCGATCTATGGGGTTCCCAGGCAGCAAGCTCTGTCCAACGCGCAGCGGCAACTGGACGTCGAACGTGTAGCTGCTGTGTTCAATGCCTTCACCGGCCCACGTAAAGCTGCTGTCCCAGCTACCGACCCCTTGGAGCGAATGGTAAGCCCGAGAGGCGCTGCTACGGTCGCACCGACACCAACCGACAAGCCCATGATCACTCAGGGGCAGATCACCAAGTTTTACGACGACGTGAACAAAGGACGGTACCGGGGCAATGAGACCGAAATGACGCGGATCGAGGCCATGATTAACGCCGCTTTGTCGGAGGGTCGCATTAGGTAATGTGACTCACGGGGGGGCGGCCAATTTGGAGTACTTCAAAATGGCAAACGTATCGTCCCCTGTATCCGCCATCGGCGGTCGTGAGGTAGGTCTCACAATCACTCAGACCACGGACACCCAAGCTGCCGCCATCGCTGGCGCAACGCTTCCGGGTATGGTCAACATCGTCACCACCCTTGCTGCTAACGGCATGGTGGCGCTTCCTGTTCTCCCTGCTGGATCTCTTGTGGTGCTTACCAGCACGGTTGCTACACAGACCCTCAAGGTTTACCCCCCGGTCGGCGGCACTATCTCTGCGATTAACTCCGCCGGGACTAAAGACGCGGCTGTCACTGTTGCAGCACAAGGCTCAGCGGTTTTCCTGGCCATCGGCTCTGCCAACGGCTGCGACTTCCACCGCCTCACCGTCGCCTAACCCCACCATTTTCAGGAGTAAATCATGGCAGTAACCCGTAATACCGCAGCCGTTTTTCCGGTAAGCGCACCCTTTAACACCGCCGTTCCGGCGTCCGGTAACTTCATCCCCAGCGTATGGTCCGCCAAGCTGAACGCGAAGTTCTATGCCTCCACCGTGTTTGCCGAGATTGCCAATACCAACTGGCAAGGCGAGATCAGCGGCATGGGCGACAAGGTCATCATCCACACGGCCCCCACCATCACGGTGTCTGACTACCAGGTGGGCGGCGCAGGCCTGAACTACCAAGTTCCGCAGCCTGATGTTCTGGAAATGAACATCGACAAGGCCAAGGCCTTTGCGTTCCAGATCAACGACGTGCTGGAGTTCCAGGCCAAGCCGAACCTGCTGGACATGTTCAGCACCGACGCGGGCATGCAGATGAAGATCGCCATTGACTCGACCGTGCTGTACAACACGATCTTCAATGCAGCCGCTGCTAACCAAGGCGCTACCGCTGGGGCCAAGACCCAGTCTTACGACCTCGGCGTGTCTGGTACCCCTATCGTCATCAACGCCACCGCCGGTGACGCTGCCAACGTGCTGACCAAGATCCTGCAAATGGCTTCAGTGCTGGACGAGCAGAACGTGCCTGAGTCTGACCGGTTCCTGTTGATCGACCCTGCCACCCGTGCGCTGTTGATGAACACCAACCTGGCGCAAGCTCAGTTCATGGGTGACAGCACCTCCATGGTCCGTAACGGCAAGATCGGCACCATCGACCGCTTCACGACCTACGTGACAAACCAGCTGCCCTATGCAGCCTCTGGCGCGACGGTCTGGACATCTGGTGCGGGTAACGAAGCCACCATTGCGGCAACCAATATCGCGCACAAGCGCCGCGTTATTGTGGCTGGTCACAAGTCTGCGATCACCTTCGCGTCGCAGATCACCAAGATGGAGACCATCCGCAATCAGTCAGACTTTGGCGATTACATAAGATCGCTTAATGTTTTTGGGTATAAATGCGTGAAACCCGAGTCATTAGCCGTCTGTATCATCCGCTGAGCCTTGTAAGCACGTTAGCATCGTGTTAAACTAGCCCGGCCCAACCGCCGGGCTTTTTTCTTGGAGCGCCATGAAAGCCGTGACAGATTTCCTTCCCAGGGTGTATCCATACCTGCCGGGGTGTTCTGAACCCTTGGCGGTGCGTTCCTTGGTGGACTCCGCCATCGCGTTCTGCGAGGAATCGCTGGTGCTGCGGCAGAAGCTGGACGACTTTTCGACGGTTGCCGAGACCGGTGCTTACGCGTTAGACGCGCCAGTGGGCCAGCAAGTGGCCCGCGTGATGAAGGTTTGGATCGACGGCAGGCAGATCACCCCCGTGCCTACGGAGGACGCCATCCCTGACGTCCCTTCGCAGCGGCCCTACGCGTTCTATACGACCCGGGCTGACTCGGAGATGCTGCTGAACCTGTTTCCGACCCCCAACGAGGTGTTCATGGTGACTGTGGAGGTGGCGCTGCGCCCCACGCGGTCGGCTACGACGTTCGAGGATGACCTGTGGAACCTGTGGCTGGAACCGGTGGTGACCGGCGCCATTGGCCGCGTGATGTTGGTCCCTGGCAACGCTTTCAGTGACCCGGCTACTGGTTCGTCGAACTTGGGTAACGCCCTGATGCTGGCCCGCAAGGCCCGTATTGAAGGCGGGTTTGGACGTGTCAAGGCCACGGTTCGTATCGCCCCCAGGGTGTTTGCGTAGGAGCCCAGCATGACGATATTTGTTCAGGACATCATCACCCGCGCTGTGGATACGCTTCAGGACGCGGGGTCGGTTCGCTGGCCTGTGGCTGAGCTTATCCGCTACGTCAACGACGGGGTGCGGGCGTTGGTGATTACCCGCCCTGACACCTCGGTCAAGAAGGTCAGCCTGACTCCGGTAGCTGGAGCCCGTCAGTCCATGCCTGACGACGCCGTGTCTTTGGTGGACATCATCGGCAATACCAGCGGGCGCCAACGGTCGGTTTCCCGCGTGGATATGACGGCCCTGTCCATGGTGGACCCTGAATGGCAGAACGCCACGGCTTCAGCCACCCCGTCGCATTTCATGTTCGATGAGCGCGACCCTTACTTTTACTACCTGTATCGACCGTCTACGGGCACTGGGAGCATCGACATGCTCTACAGCTTCTTCCCGGCGGATGTGACGGTAGCGGGCGACAGCATTGGGCTACATCGGCAGTGGGCTGCTGCGGTACTCAATTACGTGCTTTCCCGTGCGTATGACAAGGACTCTGAGTTCGGCGGCAACGCCACGCTCAGTGCCATGTATCTGGCTCGTTTTAACGCGGACATGGATGTGCAGGCCCGGGCGACTTCGGCAGCCACCGCAAGTTCGTAACCTTTATTTAGGAGGCTCTCATGGCTGGTTTTTCAAACGCGGCGGCTAACACCATCATCGACAACTTTTTGCGGGGGCAGACGGCGATGACCATCCACACCCCGTATTTCGCTCTGTTCACCGACGACCCGACAGACGCTTTTTCGGCCGGTAAGGAGGTCTCTGCTGCCTGGTATGTGCGCCAGCCGACTGGCGCCTGGGCCGCCCCGACCAATGGGGTTACTTACAACACGACCTCGGTCGTGTTCCCTGCGGTGACTGGTTCTTCGGTGACAGTGACCCACATTGGCATCGTTGAGGGCGTTAGCGCCACGGACGTGTCGGCCAAGCTCCTGTTCAGTCACCAGCTTAGCACTCCCAAGACTCTGGGCGTGAACGATGTGTACACGGTAGCCTCCGCCACCACTTCCGGCGACTACACCCTGACTTTGCTGTAAGCCATGAACGACGGCGCCCTCAATACCTACGCACTGAACGGGTCCGTTGTGGACCCTACAGTGACCTCGACGGTAGTGGGGTACGCGTTCGCGGCTATGGACGTGCTGGGGCGCGCCATCGTTTTTGGTCCGGGGTCGTGGTTTGCCGAAGCTAACGCTTCGCCGTCGGCCCGAGTGCGTATGGGTCAGGCGGCATCTGGACAGGCCCAGGCCAGTTCGTCGGTGACAGTTCGGGCCATGGTTCGCAGCCTGGTGGACTCTAGCGTTAGCGTG